GACGCCCTCGTCGTCGCCAATTCCCTCCCAGCCGCGGAGCCCCGCGCGGAGCAAGGCCTCGCTGAAGGCATCGCCGGCCAGGGCGGCGGCCTTGGGGGCGTCGCCGGCCTCGACCAGCGCTTCGCCCGCCGCCAGCCGCGCGTCGCGCACGGCCGAGCGAGTGATCGGCGCGAAAAGGACTCGCACGCCTGGCATGATGTCCAGCCAGAACGGCTCGGTTTGAATGTTGTGCATATGGGCTCCAAAGGTTTGGTGCGTACGGCGTTCGCATGTTCGGCCCGGTTGGGCCGTCGAGGGTGGCTCAGTAGCCGGCGACGTCGTTGGTCAGGACGATGGTCACGGACCGATTGAGGGTCGGGTCGGCCGAGGCGTGCCACGGGAACGTCGCCTGGACGCCGGTGGGGCCGGAGACCGGGCGCTTGGCGCGCGGCAGGAACACGCTGTGCTTGGTGATCAGCAAGCTCTTGCCGGGGCCGATGCTCCAGCCGAACGACAGCTCGCAGGGCTGGCCGCCGGCGGCTTGGTCGAGCAACGCCGTGTCGGCGAAGCGGGCGACGATGCTGCCGGTATCGGCGACTTTGCCGGGATCGGCGTCCTCGATCCGACCATCCGGCTTGATCGTCTCGACCTTGTCGAGGTTGTTGGAATAGGTGAAATCGGCCGAAACGACCTGGCCGAGCTGGACGCCGTTCCGCTTGATCTCGCCCATGGCCTGCGAGAACCGCTCGATCGGCAGGGCCGTCAGGGCGGCGGGATCGCCGCTGGCCGGCGCGGCGGCCAGGGTTTCGCCCTTGGCGACGATATTGACCGTGGCGTTGAGCAGGCCGGAGCGCGACAGCCCGATTTTCAGCGTGTTGAGCCGGCAGCCGAAGTTCATCCCATAGGAGGGAACTTCCGGGTGACCGAACTCCAGGGCGAGCGAGGTGAGCGCCTGTGCGCCGGAAGTGAAGGTGTGGGTTCGGGAGCCGCCCGCCAGGGTCGCGCCGCTCGCCTTGGCGTTCGAGCCCGCCCCCGCCGAAATGGCGATGGCGTTGCCCCCCGGTCCCGCCGCCTTGGCGGTGATGGTCAGGACCCCGGCGGCTGCGGCGTAGGTGGCGGCCATGACGGCGGGAACCGTGCTGGCCGTCAGGGCCGCGGCGAGGGCGGTGACCGTGGCGGTTAGGGTGGCCCCGATCTGCACCTGGTTTCCGTTCGGGGCGCCGCCGGTAAAGGTGAAATCGGTCCCGCCGACGGTGACCTTGCTGTTGTTCGCCGGCTGGGCCGAGAACGTAAACGTGCCCGAGGCCGATCCGGCGTCGACCGAGACCGGCGCGCCAAAGGCGAGCTTCAGCCAGTAGCCGAAATTCCGCAGATCCACGGGCACGACGACGTCGCCGTCATTGTTGGCGACGTCCTGGCTTGGGGGCAGGGGCTCGCGCCCATAGCCCAGCAGGTCGTCGGCGACATAGCCACGCTCCTCGCCCATGTTGTGCGAGACGAACGGCAGTTTCGCCCAGCCGGCCACTGGCGGCTGGCCATAGAGGTTCTCGAACGCCCCCGCCAGGATGGCGTTGGCGCCGCTTGCGCGAGCCATGGTGGTTTCTCCGTGCAGTGATCAGTTGAAGGGATCGGACGTGGCGTAGCTCGCCACGATCACGGCGTCGGCCCAGCGGGCCGGCTCGGCTCCGAGGGCTCGCAGGTCGTCGGTCGAGGGGGCCTCGGCCTCCAGGTAGTCGCACAGGCCGCCCAGCGTGCGGTCGGCCCGCACGGCGTCGCCGATCGCGCCCAGCATGTCGTCGAGAACCTGCTCGCGGGATCTGGAGCCGGATTGATAGGCCGCAACCTCCAGGGCGATGCGGTGCTGGTAGTTGAAGGTCGCCGGTGACAGGTCGACCTCCGGTTCGCCAGGATCGCCGTCGCGAACGATGACCGAGCCGCCCGGAGCGATCTCGTCGGGCTGATCGGCGTTGCGCACGACGTCGGCATAGGGCAGCGCCGCGACGACCAGGGCCTTGATCGCGCCGAGGACGCGCTCGCGTTTCGAGGACATGGCTATTTCCAATGGCTCGCCAGCAGGGCCGGGTAGCGTGATGCCCAGAGCCGGGCGACGGTTTCGATGTCCAGTCGCCGCCTGACGCGGACGTCCCGCACCAGGACGAACATCAGAACCAGCTTCAGTTGGCGGCCCTGCGCGAGCCGCTGCTTGGTGGCGCGCCTGTACCCCTTCTGGGAGCGGGCCGGCAGGACGTTGACGAAGGCCAGGAGAGTTCCTGGACGGCGGCCCGGGCGAACGATCAGGTCTTGATTGAACGAGGTTTCGACGTCCAAGGGCGTCATGAGCCATCCACGGCCCTTTCGGGGAACGTTCTTGGTCGGTAGGGCGAGGTAGCGGCGCCCGTCTCGGGGCGAGATGTAGGCGCCCCGGTCGTAGGCGTCGACCAACTTGGCCGCCTTCGACCATATGAACGCCGATGGGTTCAGGCTGTCGCCGTCCGTTGGATAGACGCGCCCCTGCCAAGTCTTAGCGAGCTTTCCGCCCAGGCCCGCGCTTTCGACCTGCGCCCGCAGATCGCCCTTCAGACCGAGTTGAAGCTCACGCATGGCCGCGGTCGAGCTCGCCGCGACCTGATCCTCGCCGCCAGACAACGCCGCCGCCACGTCGGGAGCCGACAGTCTGGGGCGCAGCATCAGCCCACAGGCCTCGCCGGACAGGACCATTCGTCTCGGTGGACGTTTGCGGTCGGCTTGCCGACGATGACGTGGGCGATCCCGTCGATCAGGACCGTATCGTCCTTTCTGGGCGCCGGAACCTCGCTGGCGCGAACCTTGATCGTCATGGTCGGAAGCACGGCCCGACCCTTGCCGAAATCGACGACTTCGTCCGGTGCCAAGCGCCGGACGCGGACGTCATTGCTGACGCCCGCGCTCGTATCGCGCCAAGTGGCGGCGACCCCGTACACCCGATAGAGCGCCGCGAGCTGCCGCCCTCGGGCGTCGGCATAGATCATGGCTAGATCTGCTCCAGCTCGACGACGGCGTCTCCGGCCGCGTCGATCTCGGCGGGCTGGGCGGCGCGAGCCTTGCCGCTGGCGCGCAGGTCATCGACCTGTTCGGCGGGGATGCGCAGCACCGCGCCGACGCGCAGCGGGGCCTCATAGCCGGGCGCCACCCAGACGACGTGAGCCCGCTTCGGCCGCCGTCTGACCCCGGACGCCCGCTCGTTGTCGGCGGGCGCACCCTCGCCGCTGTCCTCGATCTCGGGCGGTGAGGTCCCGGCCGGATCGATTGCGCCGGCGCCATCGTCGGCGGGCGCGAGTAAGGCCATGGCCGAGCAAGCGGCCATGCTGGCGAAGGTGCGAACCATCTGAGGCTCTCCTGGTTTGACGAACTGGACCTGGTCGCGAACGGCGTTCGCGTCAGGCTGCGAAGGGGATCAGATTGACGCGCCCGACCACGTCGGTTGAGGCCTTGGGCAGGGTGGCGTAGCCGATCTTGGTGTTTCCGGCGGCGGTCTTGGTCAGACGCTTGTTGTTGGCGTCGAAATAGACAGTGTCGCCGATCGCCCAGGCCTGGCCGGCGACGGCGCCTTCGGCCACGTGGTCGAACTCGCCCTCGATATCGATAGAGACGAGGTCGCCGGCTTGGGAGGAGGTGACCGGGATGCCGAACATGGAGCCGATCAGGACGCCGATGCCGCTGACGGTGCCGCCGGCCGGAGAGGTGATGGTGAGCGTATCGCCCGAGGAGATCTTCGTCTTCATGTCGATTGTCCTTCTGATGGAGTGAGCCGGAATGGCGAAGACGCCGGGGGCCGCCCTCAAGCGGCTCCGGGGGTCTTCGTCTCGCTGGAAAAAGCGAAGGGCCGCACGAGGCGGCCCTTCGAGTGCTCCGGGGAGGGAGAGGTGTTAGGTGCCGGGGTTCATCCAGAGGCCGCGCCAGTCGATCGCCTTGACGCCGAAATCCAGCCGCGCCTTGTATTCGAGGCCGTCAACCTCGTACCCGAGGCGCTCTTCCAGGAACACGCCGTCATCGCCGTCGAGATAGGCGTACTCGAACGTGTCGACCTGGTTGTAATCGGCGGCCATGAACCAGCGCTCGGGGCCAGCCCTGGCGTTCAGACGAGCCTCGGAGACCACGCTGAACGCGTTGGCGTAGACGTTCACGTTACCGGTCGCCGTCGCCTGGACGCCAGTCACCAGCTTCTGGGCCGGAACCTTGTTCTTCACGCCGGTGATCAGCCAAGCCGGCTGAACGCCGATCAAGCGTCCCTCGATGCCGACTTGGTTCGACATGCCCGTTTCCGCCTCGATCACCGTCGTCTCGGAGATCGGAGCGCCCGCGCCTGCGACGTTGCCATGTGCCGCGGAGAATAGCGCGTTGCCATCGGCCATGTTCGGGTTAGCGAGCAGCGGGGCGTAAGCCGCATCGCTCTCGAAGTCGGCGGCGGCGCGGCCGAACAGGCCGGGGATGCGTGAGAACGCGTCCAGGTCGTCGTTGATGATGGTCTGGCGGGTGATGACGAACCGCCGCCCGTAGGTCGCCAGCGAATAGACCTCCCGGCCGTCACCGATCGCGCCCATCTTGAACTCGCCGCCTTCCGGAACCTGCAGAAAGCTAGGCGCGCCGCCGAGTTGGACGCGGGAAATCGGCTTGAAGTCGGGCGCCGACACCTTTCGCATCCAAGGCTTGAACGTCGAAGCGGTGCCTTCATAGCTATTGCGCAGGGTGCGGTTGGCCACGTTGGTGATGACGTTCGGGAAGTCCGACGTCGACTGCGCGCGCAGGGCCATATCCGCGACCTCGCGCTTGCCCATGCCGGCGGTGCGATGTCCGTTGCGCTCGAGGTTCATCCGCACCATTTCGAGCAGAGTGAGCCCGCGATACTCCCGGCCCAGGTCGGTCAGTTGATTGGCGTCGCTGTGCCGGTGCAGCAGCGCCTCGGCCATAGCGGCGCGCGCGGTGTCGCGCTCGTCGCGGCTGATCTGGATCGGGCCGCGGATGGTCGGCGGCGGAGCCGTGGCGCGCTGCCTGTCGGCGGCGGCGCGAAGCAAGGCGGCGCGGGCGTCGGGCGGCGTCATGGTTTCGACCATGGCGCGCGCGGCGGCGGCTTCCACGCCGAGGCTGGAGGCGTCGGCGGCGAAGTCCAGGGCCTCGATGGCGGTCATGCGCTCGGCCGCTGGCGCGGATAGCGCGGGGGCGGCGGCCGGGGCCGGATCGGCGGCCGGGGCTGTGGCCGGCGCAGCGCGAATTTCCGACACGGCGGTCTGGACCGCGACGGGATTGGGGGCGGCTTGAGGCGCAGGGGCGCCGCCGCCGGGCATGGTACGATTCATGTCAGCGTCCTCTTGTGCAGCGCCGGGGAGGGGAACCGCAGTCCGGACCCCGGCGGCCGGATCAGCGGGAACGGAAACGAGGCTGACTTCGAGCAGCTCCCACTGAGCCGCCTCCCAGACCTCGTTGTCGGCGGCGTCGACCTCGACCAGCCGCCAGGTCTTGACCTGGTAGCCGATGGAAAGGCCGGTCACCTCGCCGCGGGAAATCATGCCGGCGGCCTGCTCGCCTCGTGGCGTCTCGGCGAGGCGGATCGAGCCGTTGAGCGATCCGCCGCCGTCGACGGCGGCCGCCGTGACGACGCCCAGAACCGCGTCGATCTCGTAGGCGTTGTGACTGTCCAGAAATCGAACCTGGCCGAGCTGGACGCGGGACAAGTCGATGCTCGCCGGGTCCATCGACAGTTGCTCGAAGCCGAACCAGCGCTTAACGCGCGTGCCGACCGACAGAACCGCTTGAATGGTGCGGGACGCCTCGTCGTAGGACTGGCCGGTGAAGCCGAGCAGCCGTTGACCACGCATGTCGGGAGGCCCGCGCCGGTCTTCCGGCGCGGGGAGGGCGGAACGCGTCATGAGGAGCCCCTTGCTCTAGGAGGTTTGGTCGCCCTTGGCGGCGATGTAGCCGACGGCGGCCTGCAGGACGCCGGTGTCGGTGACGCGGCGAGGATCGGTGTCCAGGACAACGCCGGCGGCGTCGGCGAGCTCGTTGAACGCCGCGATTTCCTTGATATGCCGCTCGGGGTTGATCCCGCGTTCGGAGAGCGCCTTCAGCATGGATTTCAGACCCCCGCGGATCTCGATCTCTTCGCCGGCCAGATCCTTGATCGGATCGATCAACCGCCGAACCGGCATCGCCCATTCCGCCTTGACCTGGAGAAAGCGCTTGTCGCCGGTTTGATAGGCGAGGCGGCGCATCCGGCGCTGAAACGCGGGCAGGCACATGAGCGGCAGCATCATGTTGTGCTGCCAGTCATCGAGATTGGCCCAGAAGCCGAGGAGCTGCGCCCTGACCTGCGAATAGTTCGATTGCGACGGGTCACCCGACACCAGGTGATACGGCGCCAGGTTGGCGGAGACCCCCATCAACTGGTGCCGCAGGAATTCGACCTCGCCGCCCGTAGAGGTCGGGTTCAGCGTACTGACGGTCTCCCCGGGGCGCGTCCGAAACACCATGCCGGGGCGCAGGGTCTCGATCGCTGGCCGGGTCGGGTCGTCCTGCCCCTGCTGGGCGGCGAGCGGCGAGCCAGCGCCGCCCTCCTGCGGCGTCAGGACCAGGGCGAGACAGGCCTCGACCTTCTTCTTCATGCGCACGGCGTCTTCGACATCGGCGCCGTCGCGCAAATCCATGGCGACCGGCGCGAACCAGGAGATGCCGCGCGGCTGGCCCCAACGCAGCATTTCATAGACGTGGTCTATGTTCGCCGCGCTGTAAGCCTTCGAGGCCGCGCCATAGCCGCCGATTTCGCCCGGATGGGTGTCGAACAGCCAGTATTCGGCGCGAACGCCGTTCGCGTCGAAGCCGACGCCCTGATCGATGCGAGGGCCGCCGAGCGAGAAGGTCTGCTTGAGGTGGTCCAGATAGTCGCCTTCCAGGCCACGGACCATCCCATCCGGGCCGTCGCTGTCCGGTCCCCAGGAGAGCAGGGTTTCGCCCCCCTCGACGACGGATCGGGCGGTCATCTTCTGGACGCCGTACCAGTCGAGCTGATCGTCGACCTTGCCTTCCGCCCAGCGGTCGTACTCGTCCTGAGCCCGCTGCTGGATGACCGGGTCGGCGTGCTTGGCCGTGGCGGTGATCCCGTCGCCGACCATGTTGGCGACGATCTGGCGCACGGCCGACGCCGCGTACTTGTTATTACGCACGAGCTCGCGTGCGCCGTTGCGTAGCTGGACGAGGCCCTGACGAACCTCCCTGTTCGCACTGGCGCCGGTCCGGCGCCAGCCCTGCGTGCGGCGGCCCGCCGCGGCGGCGTCGTACTGGCGGATTTCGCGGAGCGCCATGCGCTCGGCATATCGCCGGCGCGCCAGGCGCGGCGCGAACGGTTCGATCAGGCCGTCTATCAGCCGCGAGAAATCGGCCATGTCCTCAGTCCCTGTCGAAGGCCGCGACGGTCACCGCCTCCGGCGGCCGGAGCGGCGAGCCGGACGGCGCAGCGACGGCTTGGTTCTTGAAGTAGGTCAACGCAGCGAGCAGGTCGGCCATAGACCGATAGGTGACCCGCGAACGGTCCTCCGCTTCGATCGTCAGCTCGCCTATTGAGGCGGCGGCCTCAAGCTGGGCGATCTCGACGGCGTAATCCGGTGCGGGCATCAGGCGATCCAGTCATCAGTCGCTTCGATCCAGCCGGACCGATCGGGGACAGGTTGAGCGGCGGCCACCACCGCAGGCGCGGGTTGAGGCGGCGCCTTGAGCGCGAGATCGAGCAGATCGCCCTGGACCGGACTGGCGGCGGCGTAGCGTTCGGCCTTCAACGCCGCCCAATCGACCTCGTCCAAGGTGTCGAGCATCAGCTTTTCGGCCGCTGCATGGTTGTAAACCCGGCAGTCCAGCCAGTGATTTTGCCGCCCAGGCATCGGCTCCCACCGGCGGGACGGATAGCCGTTGACCATCTTCACTACGACGGTCTCAGCGGTGATCTGTTCGAACCACTGGTCGGGAGCGTCACGGCTGAAGTGACACCGCCCCTGAACTTGAGACGGAACGCCTGTCGCGCGCTCGTCGGCCGCCGCCTTCAGCGTCGATCGCAGGTAGCCGTAGAAGGTCAGCTTCACGCCGTAAGTGCCGACCAGGTAGGCCTTATCCTCCGACTTCCTGGTGGCCCGGCCGGTGTTTTCGCCCTGCCGTTCGTATCGAATATTCTCGCCACGGCCGAGAACGGGGAGGGTCCAGCCGGCGCGGCCGAATACGGCGAGACGGTTCGGACGAGCCCTGCAGAACGCTTCCGCCGCGGCGGTATGGTAGCCGGCGTCGACGCAGGCCTGATCGATTGGGAAGGTCTTGCCCCCCGGATACCGGATCGGTCGCATGGCGACCTTGTCGAGATCGGCCCAAGCCCCTTCGCCGGGGACGTCGGTGGCGCCGGTGATGAACCCGACACCGTAGGACCAGTTCTCGCCGTTCTCGGCCCACAGCACGATCTCGTAATAGAGGCCGTCGCCCTGGACATCGACGCCCATGGTCGCCACCAAGCCGCCGTATGGGAACTCGCCTCGCCCCCAATGCTGCTCCTTCAACTCCTTGAGCAGCTCGTAATCCGGGGTCTGTCCCTTGAGCTCGAACGGATAGCCCCGGTCGAGATTGGTCCAGGTCTTCAGCTTGTTCAGGTCGCCTTGGGCGGCGACGAAGCCGACCGCCATGTCCGCCCAGGTCTGGAAGGTCGTGATCTCGCCGGTGATATGCCAGCCGCGCTTTCGGCTGGCCGGCATCTTCGCCCGCAGCGCCTGGAACGCCGCCTCTTCCATGTGCCGCGGCGAGGCCACGCCGTCGATCTCAGCCGACAACCAGCCATCGGTTAGGCTCATGCCGTTCTTTTGCCAGTGCTCCACGACGCCGCCGCAGCACGGCGCGACGACGTAAGCCTCCTCCGGCTTTCCATCCGGCCACTTGATGTCGCCCCAGACCAGGTCGAAACGCGATCCGCAATGCGGGCATTTCAGGTAGTAGCGCCGCCGGTCGCCGGCCTTGTAGCGCCGGGAAATCTTGCTGCCGCCCTCGATGGTCGGCGTCGAGATCCCGAGGCGCTTCGACAGCCCTTGACGGCGATAGACCTTCAGGCGGTTGTCGATCATGCCCTCGGGCGATCCCTGGCCGTCGAGGTTGTCCGGGAACTGATCGAGATCGTCCTCGATCGCGTACCGGACGGTGCGCTGGCGTAGGCTGGGGGCGGAGTTGGCGCCCGCCAGGATCAGGTAGCCCCCTCGCTTGAAGACGATCTTGTCCTTTTTGGACCCGGCCCCGTCCTTGGCGTTCTGCGCCCGGATCGCCCCGTCCTGTTCGGGGTTCAGCCGGGGAGAGGCCTCGATCATCGGCCACAGCTTTTCGGCCGCCCAATCCAGCGCCGCCTTGAACGTCGCCTGGATGTACATCGCCGGGCCGGGCGCGACGTCGGCGACGTATCCGACGAAATTCTCGCCGGACGCCGAGCCGCCGGACTGGGCGCACTTCATGATATCGCCCTGTTCCATCGGATCGTGGGGCGACAACGCCTCCATGATCTCGACCAGATAGGGCGCGGTCTCATGCCGCCACTTGCCCGGATAGGGACTGTCCTCCGAGAAGTGACGGTGCTTCCCGGCCCATTCCGCCACGCTGATGCGCGGCGGCGGACGGAGGCCGGCGGCTGCGGCGCGATCCACGCGAACGCCGTTCGCGCGCATCACAGCGCCGTATTCGCCGAAGCGGGCGTAGTCGAAGCCTATCACTCGGCCTCGTCGTCCAGGCCGGCTTGGGCGAGCGGCTCGTCGGACGCGGCGTCCAGGGCTCCGGCTTCGACCTGGTCGGCGAGTTCGTTGAACGCCCTATCCACCTCGGACGCCAGCAGGGCGGTCACCTGGCGCGGATCTCGCTCGGCCGCGAGCCGCTCCGACAGGGTGCGCACGATCGAGTGCATCCGCTCGCGAGCCAGCCGGCCTAGCTCGGCCGCGCGCCGTTCGTATTCGACGACCGGCAGTAACTCCTTCGCCTCTTTCGCATTCTTCAGCCGGTGGCCGATCGTCTGTTCCCGCATCAGCTCCGAGCGAGCGTCGGTGACCCCACCGCCAGCTTCAGCGTCGGGACGCGCAGCTTGAAACAGCGTCGTCGAGGCCTGGACGGCCTGTGTCGTCGTCGGGCGGCCCCGGGTCGGGTCCAGCTTGGCCGCAAGCCGAGCGTCCGTCCGGGCGACATCGACGTACAGCTTGCTGTCTTCGCCTTCGGCGAACAGGACGTGCCCGGCCTTCTTCCAGTTGGAGACGGCGGACGGCTTAACGCCGCGATACGCCGCGTACTCCGCCTGCGTCATGAGCGGCTTGTTCACGGACTTCAAAATCCCTGAAACGGTTTGTCTGCGAAAATGCCGCGCCTCGCCCCACCGCATGGGCCGGCCGGCCCCGGAGGGGACCCGCGCCCCGGCGGGCGGCGGGTGGTGGACGGACGAGGCGATGAGTGGTTGGCGGGCACGAAAAACCCGCCGCGGCGGGGCCGGGGCGGGTTGCGGATGCACTTCGTGCAATGAGCCTTTGATGCGCTTTCGTGTGTCACCTTGTCAAGCGGTCTATTTCTCGATCGCCGAGCGCGCGTTCGACCTGATCCAGCGCCGCGCACAAACCGCGCAGGCCGGCGTCCCACATCGAGCCGCCAGAGCAAAGGCTACGAAGCGACCGCCCCTCGCCGGCGACGGTTCGCAACAGCAGCAGCCGACGTTCGCCGCTGGCGGAACGGGCTATCGCTTGCTCGACCCTGTCGCGCAGAACAGCGTCCTTCGCCCGCAGAAAGCGAACGCCGGCGGGATCGTGATCGCGGGTCGAGGTCGGGGCGGCTTGGGCTAGGCCCGAGCGCAAGTCGCGTTGTTCGATGACGTAGAGCACGGCATAGGCGAGACCCGCCCGACATTGCCTTGACGTGATCTTGCCGGACTGCATGAGCGACTGCAGGCCGTGCCGATCATCCAGTCTGACCGCCCCCAACTTGTCGCGGGTATAGGAGAACTGCTCGCCCCGCAGCGCGGCGAGCTGCAGCGTTTCGGCGATCCCGGCCTCGACCGCTCGCAGGCGCGCTTGCTCCTTCAGCTCGGCCTCGACCTGACGGCGGATGCTGACCGCCATTCGCTTGCTGTTGACGTCGCCAGCGCTGAGTTTGTCGGCGCGCCGCAGCCTGGCCCGCTGGGCGGCGGTCGGACCAATTCGCTCCGCCCGCCGGACCGCTTGCCGCGATTGCACCGAACGCGGGCCGCACCCCCGATCAAACGTCATACCGCGGGTGGCCGTGATGATCTGATCGGGCGTGGTGCCTATGCGGCGCTCCAGGTCGGCGACCAATCGTTGCACCTGTCGCCAGTCCGGGCGGACCGCGATCGACTGGCGCGCGGCCTCGTCGCGAGCCTCCTTGAGCTTGGCTTCCAGATACCAGGGCAGCGCGAGCCCCTTGCTCGGGATCACGAACGGGACCGGGCCGAGCATCATCAGCTCAGGGGCCTCGGTCTGCGCTTCGATCTTCACGGCGTCGACACCCATCGCCTCACCCCTCAGCTTGATTTTGGCGGCCGGCCTCGGCCGCTGAGCACACGGAAAGCCCTTCGGCCGTCAGCCAATCGGCGGCGTTCGCCCGCAGCCAGTCGCGGGCCGTGCCCGTCCTCGCGACCAGCAACCGGCGCTCAGGCAGATGACCGACCGGGAAATAGCTGGCCGCCAGGGCGTCGCCATGCTTGGCGGCGAACGACCGTCGCAGCGCGTCCGGCGGCGTGGGCCAGGGGGACGGCGTCGCAGCGACGGTTCGAGCCGCCGCACCCTTCGGCGGCAAGAACGGACGCCAGCGCTCCCCGGCGAGCCAACGCTCGGCCGCCGGCGCGCCGAAGTCGCCCTTGGCGAGGTCCGGATCGGCCGCAAACCGCTCGGCCGCGCCGATCAGCCTCTCCGCAGCGACCAACCCGGCCGCGCCGTCGAACGCTGCCAGGGCGGCGCGCCAGTCGGTCCGCTTGGCCCCGCTCTCGGGGTAGGCCGCCATGAACCGCTCGAACGCGCCGACGCCGCGCGCGCGCCCGTCCTCTGAGAGTGATCCGTCAGGATTACTCTCAGAGGATAATCTCTGCTTTGGGGTGACACCCGTGTCACCGTTCGCAGGGTCAACGGTGACACCCATGTCACCGTTCGAGCCGCCAACGGTGACATGGGTGTCACCGTTCGAGCAGCCCTGCGCCCGGTCGGTCGCCCCCGCCACATGCGCCAACGGTGACACCCGTGTCACCGTTCGGGAGCCGCAGACGGCCTCGTCGGGGTCGAGCCGGAGGCGATAATAGGGGACGTTGCGGTGATGGAACCCGCCGGTTCGCTCGATCAGCTTCGCGACCTCCAACGCCCGCAGGCATCGCTGCACCGTGCGGTCCGTGGTTTGCATCTCCTTGGCGAGCCGCTCGACATAGGCCCATGCGACGCCATCGGCGTCGGCGTAGGCGCCGAGCCGCATCAACAAGAACTTGGCGGTCTTGGTCGGGCAGTCCTGATCCTGGGCCCACGAACAGGCGCGCTCGCTCATGTCGCGCCCCTTTCGGCCCGCAGCAAAAGGACGCGCTGACGAACCTCCCTGGTCAGCGGATCTCGCCATGATTTGCGGTCAGCGAGCATGGCTCGGATCTCGTGGTTCGAGACGTGCGCCCAGGCCCGCAGCAGCCGTTCAGGCTCGCTCATCGGCTGATCCGGCAAGACGACGGGGATAGGCGCGTGAAACGGACGGCCGACGATCACGCAGCCGCCTCCGGCGCGCTACGCTCGCCGATCAGGTCGAAGAGGGTCGGCGTCGCCATCTCGCGCGCCATGGCCTCGACGTGCTTCACACCGTCGAGAAAGTAGGCCGGGTTCAGCTCGTTCGCCCAGCCGACGCGCCCGTGCTTGATGGCGCGATAGGGCACGGTCATCAGGCCGCCGAACGGATCGAACACCACGTCGCCCGGCTCGGAACACTGGATGATCAGCCGGTCGACGATATCGAAGGGCAGGGGGCACAGGTGCTTTTCCGCGCCCTGCTGGGCCTGGACGGTGTTGAGCGACAGCATCTGGGCGACATCGGTCCAGACGTCGTCGTGCCAACTGTGCGGCGGCAGCAACATGAAGGTCGGCGGCAATTTGCCTTTTGCGTCCAGCGCTTCGCCCACCTTGACGTGGTGCTCGAAGTCGTAAAGCCGGTCGAGATTGAAGGCTTTCCACAGCCGCCAGACGTCTTCGGCCTTCTCGACCTTGGCCCACTCCTCCGGCGCGACCAGGCGGTCGCCGGAGGAGCGCATCAAGTGGTGCGCGTCGAGCTGCCAGCGCGCCCGGCTGTAGCGATCCTTGTCCTTCGACACCGGCCGGTCGGCGTAACCGTTGGACAGGTCGGAGGGCGGCTTGCGGAACAGCAGCACCTTTTCCGGCAGGCCCGCGCCCATGCGCGATCCGTCCTTGCACTGCTCGCTCCAGCCCAGCCGATAGGTCTGGTTGTTCTCGCGGACGACGTCGGTCAGGTTGGTCTTTTCGCCGAGGTAGGCGAAGCCGGCCTTGCGGAAGCACGCCCGGCAGTCGTCCGCGAACGGGTAGACGGTCTGAAAGCCGAGGCCGGTCATACCCCCTGGCACGATCCGGTCCTTCACGTGGATGGCGGCCACCCGGCCCGGCGCGAGCACGCGCAGCAGCTCCGGGGCGAGAAAGTCCATCTGTCGCCAGAAATGGGCGTTGTCGTCGGTGTGTCCGAAATCGGCGTAGTTCGGCGAATACTCGTACTGCGTCGAGAACGGGATCGAGGTGACGATCAGGCCCACGCTGTCCGCCGGCATCCGTCGCGTTTCGACGACGGTGTCTTCGTTCACCAAGCGATAGTTGTCGCCGGTCACCTCGATCCGATCCTTCACGCCCATGGCGCGGGTGAGCACCTTCGCCATGTCGGCGTTGGACAGGCCGTATTCGCGGATGATCGCGCTCATGGTCTTCGCCATTTCCTCGTGCTGCGCCCACTTCTCCAGCAGGGTCCGCAGCACGGCGCGCTCGCTCTCGGCGTAGATCACGTGGATCTCGACGGGATGCCCCTGCAGGAATCGCTGGATGCGGTGGATCGCCTGGATGAAGTCGTTGAATTTGAAGCCGATCCCCAGGAAGACCGCCTTGTGGCAATGGCGCTGGAAGTTGCAGCCTGAGCCGGCGATCACCGGCTTGGCCGCGAGATAGGGAAACCAGCCGTCGCTGAACAGGACGATCGCCTGTTCGCGCGCCTCAAGATCCTGGGAGCCGAACACGCTGACGACGTTCGGCAGGGCGAGCTCGATCGCCGCCCGCTCGGCCTCCAGATCGTGCC